AACGTGGATCTGCTCGGCGCCGAAGGGGAGACTCTGTCGGTCGACGCGGGCTACCTCGAGCAGGACAACAAGCTGTACCGCGTCATGGTCATCACCCTCCCGTTGATCATCGACAACCTTTGGGCGCAGGCACCGTAGGAGAAGAGCATGCCGAAAAGTACAGGGCTCGGAGATCAGCTGTACGTCGGTGGTTTTGACCTGTCCGGCGACATCGGCTCGATCGCCAGCATCGGCGGTGGGAACAAGCCGCTGGAGCTCACCGGGATCGACAAGTCCGCCTACGAGCGGGCCGGTGGGGTCCGGGACGGGCAGCTCGAGTTCTCCGCGTTCTTCAACCCCGACCCCGCCCAGGCCCACCCGGTGCTGTCCGCGTTGCCGACCGCCGACATCATCGTGTCCTACTTCCGCGGCACCACCCTCGGCAACGGCGCGGCGAGCATGGTCGGCAAGCAGATCGGCTACGACGGGTCCCGCAACGAGGACGGGTCGCTCACATTCAAAGTGCAGGCGCAGGCGAACGGGTTCGGCCTGGAATGGGGCACGCAGCTCACCGCAGGCAAGCGGACCGATGGTAGCGCCACCAACGGGACTGGCGTCGACTTCGCCGCCTCCTCAGCGTTCGGCCTTCAGGCGTACCTCCAGGTGTTCGCGTTCGCGGGGACCAGCGTGACCGTCAAACTCCAGCACTCAAACGACAACGGCGGCGGCGACGCCTATGCCGACCTGGCTGGAGGAGCGTTCACGGCTGTCACCGCCGCGCCAGCCAGCCAACGCATCGCCAACATCACCAACCCCGTCAAGCAATGGCTTCGGGTCGTGACGACGGGGACGTTCTCGAACGCGGTGTTCGTCGTCATGGTGGCGCGGAATCTGACTGCGACAGTGTTCTGATGGAGCCGTTCCGGATCGAGCCGCAGCTCCCCGTCGGGGCGATGAAGACCTACTCGGTGCTGGCGCCACTCGCCACCCATTGGCGGCCGGCGACCTGCGAGGAAGTCGGCTGCCCGAACTGGCGCAACGGCTGGCTGACCGTCATCGACGAATCCACCGAGCTTGGAATGCGTCAAGCGCTCTACATCCGCAATTCCAGCGGCAGGCGATTCGTCCGTGACCCAGTCAACTCTGATGGGCCAGTCAGATACACGTTCGAGCCGGGGCAGCGCTGCTTCGCGTCGCACCAGATCCCGCTGGAGCGGGACCCGCTGTTCCTGGTCCGCATGGGCGACTGGCGCGGCTACGGGCCATCCAGGGTCCACGTCCGGCCGGGGGACTGGGTGGAGGACATGCAGGAATCCCTCGACAAGGTCAGGGACCGCCAGGAAAGGGGATAGGCAATGCCCAAGCAGACCGGATTGGCGTGGACCACGCTGAGCGTCGACGACTCCGCCGGAGCCGTGAAGGACATCAGAAATGATGTGACCAGCTTCGACTTCTCCACCCCGCGGGACGTGCAGGAGGTCACCGGGGTCGACAAGAGCGCGACGGAGCGGCTGCTGCTGCTGGCGGACTTCTCGATCACCCTGAACGGGGTGTTCAACCCCGACGCCAGCCTCAGCCACGACGTGTTCAAGACGGTCCCGTCCACCAGCGTGGCGCGGACGGTGTCGCTGGGCATCGGTGGGAAGACGCTGGCGAACGAGACGTTGTTCACCGACTATGCGCTGTCCCGTTCGGAGAAGGGTGAGCTGACCTGGAAGGCGCCCGGCGTGCTGGCTGGGGGCGTCGTCCCCTCCTGGGCTTGACATGGGCTACGTCAGGCAGCGGAAGGTCTACCGGCTCCGATTCGCTGATGAGGACATGGCCGGCCTGGTCGTGCAGGCACGCTCCGCGCCGGTGGGGCAGTTCATCGGGCTGACCAAGCTCGCGCAGCTGCGGGGCAACGACGTCACGCCGGAGGACATGGGCAAGCTCGACGAGCTATTCCGCGGGTTCGCCGGCTGCCTGGAGAGCTGGAACCTCGAGGATTCCGACGGCACCCCGGTCCCGGCGACCCTGGAAGGCCTCTATTCGCAGGAGACCGACTTCGTCTTGCAGATCATCTTCGCGTGGATCGAAGCAGTCGCCGGAGTGCCTGGCCCTTTAGGCAAGCCCTCGTCCGATGGCGGGAGGTCCCTGGAGGCGTCGATGCCGATGGAAACGCTGTCATCGAACCACCTGAACTAACGAGTACACGTTGGATGCTTCAGGCCTGTGAGCGGTTCGGCTGCCTGCCGAGTCAGCTGGAAGCTGAGGACGGGGAACTGATCCGGCTGCTGGCCATCGAACGGCTCGGGACCCCGGAGCAGCAGAGGGAGGAGGTGTGACCCGTGCCCAACATTGTTGACATCATTGTCCGGTCCAAGGACCAGACCAAGGGCGGGTTCTCCTCCGCGAAGGGTGAGGCGCAGGGGTTCCAGGGCAGCCTGAAACGGGTCGGGGAGACCGCCGCCGGGTTCCTGTCCGCCAATCTCATCGCCGGCGCGGCCGACCGGATCAAAACGTTCATTTCCGGGTCGATCACCGCCGCGTCCGATCTGAACGAGACCATGTCGAAGACTGACGCGGTGTTCGGGACCAGCGCCGGCAACATCCACGACTGGGCCAAGGGCGCGGTCGACTCGATGGGTCTCTCGCGCAACGCGGCGGAGACTGCTGCCGGGTCGCTGGGACTGATCTTCACCCAGATGGGCGCCACCGGCGGCGCCGCGGCGGGCATGTCGGAGAAGTGGGTGCAGCTCGCCTCCGACATCGGCTCCTTCAACAACGCCGACCCGACCGAGGTCCTCGATGCGATGCAGGGCGCCACCCGCGGCGAGTACGACGCGCTCCAGAAGTACGTCCCCACCATCTCGGCTGCCGCGGTGCAGCATGAGGCGCTCGCCATGACCGGCAAGCACTCCGCCGACGAGCTGACCGCCCACGACAACCTCCTGGCTGTCCAGAAGATCATGTTCGAGCAGACCACCAAGGCGCAGGGGGACTTCGCCCGGACCGGCGACCAGAACGCCAACAGCCAGAAGAAAGCCAGCGCGGCGATGACCAACGCGCAGGCCGCGCTCGGCAAAGGCCTGCTCCCGGTCATGACCCTGGGTGCGCAGGTGATGGAGCGGCTCGGGAAGATCATGTCCACCCACCCTGGCCTGATCATGGCACTCGCCGCCGTGGTCGGGGGGATCCTGGTCGCCGCGTTCACCGCCTGGGCGATCTCCGCCGGGACCGCCGCCGCCGCAACCCTGGCGGCTGCGTGGCCGGTCCTGGCGATCATCGCGCTGATCGCGCTGGTGGTCGCCGCGATCTTCCTGCTCGCCAAGCACTGGCACACCATCTGGAACGCGATCAAAGCCGTCGCCGTGGCCGTCTGGCACGGCATCCAAGCAGCGGTGGGCGCCGGCGTGAACTTCGTCAAAACGGTCATCTCCACCGCGTGGAACTGGATCAAAGCCAGAACGGCGGCGGTCTGGAACGGGATCAAGTTCGTGATCTCGAGCTACATCAACGGGATCAGGGCCATCCTGGCCGCGGTCGCCGGGTTCTTCCGCACGGCGTGGGAGCGCGCGTCCAGCGCTGTGAAGACGGTCGTCGGCGGTCTTGTCAGCTTCGTGAAAGGCATCCCCGGCAAGATCCTCAGCGCGCTCGGCGATCTTGGGTCGCTGCTGTACAACGCTGGGAAGGCGGTCATCCAAGGACTCATCGACGGGATCAAGAACATGATCGGCGCGGTCGGGTCCGCGGTCGGTGGGGTCGCCTCCACCATCCGCAACTTCCTCCCCTTTAGCCCCGCGAAGGAAGGGCCGCTTTCGGGGAGCGGCTCACCGTTCAAGGCTGGCCAGAAGATCGCGCAGATGGTTGGCGAGGGCATCGGGTCGGGACGTGCAGGGGTCGGCGGGGCGATGGATGGCATGCTGGGCCCGGCGGGCTCCAGGGCGGCCTCCGGGGTCGTGCGGCTGGAGATCAGTTCGGGCGGGAGCCGACTGGACGACCTGCTCGTCGAGCTGCTCCGCAAGAGCGTCCGCGCCCGCGGCGGCGACGTCCAAGTCGTGTTGGGCTCGGCATGACGTTCCCGCAGACCCCGCTCGGGCTCACCGTCGAGCTGCTCATCAACGGTACGTGGACCGATGTCACTGCACTCGTCTACGGCCGGGAGGATCTGGTGGTCACCCGGGGCCGCAGCGACGAGGCCGGCCAGGTGGACCGGTCCACGGCCAAGTTCCAATCCAACAACCGCAGCGGGAACCTGTCGCCACGCAACCCGACCGGCATCTACTACGGACTGATCGGCCGCAACACGAGAATGCGGGCGCGGCTGTCGCCATCCTCCCCGGGGTACCTACTCATGCCGGTCGAACTGGATGGCGCGGAGACACCCGACTCCGCCAACCTCAGCATCACCGGCGACATCGACATCCGCATCGACGTGGCCGCCGCCGACTGGGGCGCTGTCCAGTCGGGACTGTGCAACAAGTTCGTGGCTGGTGGGAACCAGC